CTTTACGACCCCGCAGTGAAGTCCTCTGACGTAGCTGAGTACCTCTCGATGCACTCAGCTGTACCTGTCTCTCGGCAAGTCGTAAACTCCTGGCGCAAGTCGACGAAACACAAGCGCGTCAACGGCAGTGTCAACGGATTGAAGATCGCTGTTATCGGGGATACCCAAGCCAAGCCCGGCGAAGACCTCTCGTACATGAAACACATTGGTAAGTACATCGGTCGTAAGCGTCCTGACGTTGTGGTGCATATTGGTGATGGTTACGATTTCCCTAGCCTATCATCCTATGACAAGGGTAAGAAGTCTTTTGAGGGTCGTCGGCTACTGGCTGATATTGCAGCGGGTACTAAGTCCCTGGAGCTGTTGCTTGCGGAGTTCCCAGAGGATTACAAACCCCGTCTGGTGTACTGCCTTGGCAACCATGAGGACCGGTTCAACCGTATCGCGGAGAACTCACCAGAGTTCGAGGGCTTTGTGGGTACCGATACCCTGCCCCTGGCTGATATGGGCTTTGAAGTTTATCCGTTCCTTACGCCTTGTAACATTGAGGGGATCAACTTCGTGCACTACCTGCCTAACCCGTTCAGCGGTAAACCTTATGGCGGTAACGCATTGAACCAGTTGAAACATGTGGGTTGCTCCTTTGTTGTAGGGCATAAGCAATGCCTTGACATAGCGATACGTCCAACGCTTGATGGTCGTCACCAGATCGGCATTATCAACGGTGCTGCGTATGACTTCAACGAACCTTACAAAGGCCACGTAGGTAACAACCACTTCCGTGGGATTATCATGTTGCATGAAGTTAAGGATGGGTTCGGTTTACCAATGCCTGTGTCTTTAGAATACTTAGCGGAGAGATACTAATGAGTAGAGTACCAGATGACTTAACACCCTTTCAAGCTAAGGGGTACGATATATCACAGGTATTTCGGGTGACCAACAGATGCAGCCCGCTTCACGCCACTGAGGTCAAGGTTTGTAGTGATACAGGAGACCATTACCTGTACGTCACAGATGGCTATCGTAGGGACCGTGTCCACCTATCCTATATACAACCCACTGGACTACTCTTTGGCAAAGGTGGACGGGAGATACAGCCGCCTGAACCCGCACCCCTGCCATATCCGAAACCACCTATGCCCCCGTGTCCTACCCAAGAGCACAAAGCTGATGCGGGTAAACCTGACTGGTCTTTGCTCATGGGTTCTCAGGGTTGCCCTAATGCTTTAGTGGGTGTTGTTGATGTGCTCAGTGTGGCGGTTAGGCCGAAGGATCAAGGGGGCCGAGGTTACGATAAGCACTCCTGGCGCTTGGTTACTAATGCTAAAGAGCGTTACCTCGCGGCACTGTACCGCCACCTGAGTAAGATTGCCCTTGGTAAGATTATGGACGATGGTCCAGAAGGCACCGGGTTGAGTCATTGGGACTGCGTGACAACGAATGCTTTGTTCCTCCGCGAACTACATGACCAGGAGATTAAGAATGCAACAGTTAAGCCTTGATTTACAGACACCGGTTTACCGTGGGTTAAGCGATTCCCTCCACGCAGCATTGGATACAGGCAACCGCGAAGAAGTCAGCCTTGTTATGGACTCTGCCCAAGAGGCTTGGGAGTCTGGTGCAATCACCGGGCAACAGTACGGCGATTTGCGTGATGATGCGCGTGGTGCATTAAACTAAGGGTTATTTATGCGGACTTACGAAGAACAGTTACAGCGAGAGGAGAACACAGATTTAGAAGCCGTGCGCGATACGCTTCGGAAGTACGCTGATGCCGCCCTCTCGGGTAATGTTGACGGACTTCCGCGCACTAAGATACTTCTAGGTCGAATATTCAGTACTGTTCGGGATGAACTAGCAGAACAAGTGAACGCGTCTAACCGAGCCTTGGCCAAGAAGTGGTACACTGAGGTTGATCCCGGAGTTGCTACTGTAGCAGCTATCCGGGTAACCACTCAGATCATCCAGTCTAAAATGACCAGAGCCGAGCCGCAACCGGTGACGGTTCAAGTACTAACCTCAACCATAGGGCGTACCATTGTGCAGGAGGCTTTGATTGCTCGGGCATCCAAGGCTAGCCCGGTCTATGTTGAGCGCGCCATCGCGAACCTCCGTGCCAGCAATACTCACTCCGAAAATCACACACGCCGTACGCTTCGGACTGTGTGTGAGAACGTTTTACAATTGGAGAGGGGATACAGCCTGAGCAACGCCGAGCTTATGCACATTGGTAAGGTGGCCCTTGATGCGTGTATGTCTGCCGGGTTGGTGGAAGTCCACTATGGTAAGGGCAAGAAAGGCTCTATGACGTACTACACGTTCACACCCGAGGTTGAGGAGTTCTTAATTCCAAGCCGGTACGATGTGAAGTACGTTACCGATAAAGCCCACTTGTCTATGCTGGCACCCCCTGAGCCGTGGACTGCTACCGATACCGGTGGTTACTACTCAGCACGCCGCAAGCTCGTGTACCCCTTGCTAAGCACATCCTGGGGCCGGGTGCGTAAGACCTGTCGTGAGGCGTACAAGGAAGCCTTGAAATACGAGCACATGCCTGTAGTATTTGAGGCGGCAAACTACCTCCAGGCGCAACCCTTTGAGATACGCACTGAGGTTTACGATAGCATTAAGAAGCTCTGGGATGAGGGCGGTGGTGTACTGGATATACCTGTCAAGGATATCGGTGAGCCACCTGAGTTCCCTTTAGGCACTGCGTGGGATAAAGCCAATGCCACTGCTGAGGAGCAAGAGACATTCTACCACTGGAAGGCTGCTATGCGGGCGTACCACACCAAGCGCGCTAAGAACACATCCAGGTTGCGTGAGTGCGGTACGTTCCTCAAGACCGCACTCACGCTACAAGGCGAGTCCCTGTACCACCCTGTGTACGCCGATTTCCGTTCGCGGCTGTACTACCGAGGTTTACCGAATCCCCAGGGTAGTGATGTAGCCAAGGCAGTGCTCCATTTTAAAACCAAGAAGCCACTGGGCGATAGGGGTTTATTCTGGCTGTACGTCCACGTAGCGAATTCTCTTGGGTACGATAGTGTACCCTTCCAGGATCGTGTAAACTACGTCCTAGAGAACTGGGAGGAGCTACAGGGGTATGCGTACAATCCCGCAGACTCTGACCTGTACCGTGCCGCTGATTCCCCGTTCTGTGCGGTAGCTGCTGTGTTGGAGATTATCAAGGCCGTAGAATCGGGCAACCCTGTTACGTATGAGACGGGGTTAATTGTACACATGGATGCAACCTGCTCCGGGTTACAACACTTCTCAGCAGCGCTCCGCGATCCTGTGGGTGGCGCCTGTGTGAACTTGGTACCATTGGCGAGGAAGGCAGACATCTACACAGCAGTTGCTGAGCACATCACCCGTAAGTTACAAGGGTATGTACTCGGCGGCACTGATCAAGCAACCTTGGCTGGTCTTTGGTTAGACATAGGTATTGATCGGAAGATCGCTAAGAAGCCGGTAATGACCTATGTGTATTCGGCGACGTTCCGGGGAATTGCAGACGAGATCATGACGTTTCTCCACGAACTTGGTTGGCGTAAAGAAGGTCACAGTATATCCGCTATGGCGTCGTTCATGACTAAGGAATTATTTAGTGCAATTGAGTGTATTGTCCCGGCAGCGGCAGAGGCTATGCGTTGGTTACGTAGTCTAATTAAGGACTGCCCCAGGGACCAACCAATGCAGTTCAGAACACCCACCGGGTTTCTTGTAAATCACGATTACCGGGAAGTCGAAGAGTCCAGGATCAAGTTATTATCCTGTGGTGTGCAGTACGTTGTAGCGTACAACGACAAGGACACTGTTAAGCGGACCCGGATGCAGAACGCTATGGCACCTAACTTTGTACATTCCTTGGATGCGTCTCATTTGATGTTTACCGTGTGTGAGGCCAAGCGCTTAGGTATGAGTATTGTGACGATTCACGACTCTTATGGCACCCATCCAGGAGATGTGGACGATTTACTGCACATTACAAAAGCTGCGTTTATAACTATGTACACGGATAATAATGTCTTTAAGAACCTAATTGATGATCTAGGGCTTGATAAACCGCTACCCAGTACAGGTACTCTGGGCTTGAATTTGATCCAGAAATCATCATTTTTCTTCTGTTAAATTCCGAATGTCACCCGTGTAGGAGCGAAGCCTTTATGCTCTCTTAGTGTTTATATTAGTTAATAGTGTATATGCTTGTACAGTGTGTACAGTTCTCAATGGCTCTATTGTCACTCGTATAGGAACACATTATGAACAACGTAGGTCCAACGGCTGCTAAGCCCACCTTCACTGCCCAACAGCTCCAGTACTTGGAGAGGTTACATGGTAAGGAGACACCAGTACAACCTGGGCAGATGCTAGATACCATCATGTATCAGGCAGGCGCTCAGTCTGTCCTGGCTACTGTAAGAGGGTTAGTAGCGCGTCCTACTCGACAGGAGCTATAAGATGGGCTTTTTAAGCAAAGTATTTAAGACTAGTTTAGACCTGGCCACTGACCCGTTCAACAAAAAGAAGATTGCAGCGCAACAAGGTGCCTTGCGCTCAGGGGTGGGGACAGGGGTGGATATAGGTAAAGACCCGGAGGTAGAGGCAAGGAAGGCCGCAGCGGTGGTGCGGCAGCGGCAGGAACAAGACGCCCTCCTCACACAACAGTTAAATAAAGCACAAGCCGGTTTGGATTTAGGTCTGGAGAATACCCCCGATGTAGTTGTAGGTGGCACCGCGCGCGCATTAACGGAGCGGCGTAAGAAACGTAGGGGTGGTACAGGTACCAGTATCGCTAGCTCGCTTGGGCTGGGTGTATAATGGATACCCAAGAAACCGCAGCAAGTCTGTGGACCGCGTACCGCGATGAAACGGTAGTCCGTAGAGCAGAGCACTACAGCAAGTTCACGATACCCTCGCTTATGGTCGATCCTTTACTAGGCGCCCATAACGAGGATATACGCCACGACTTCCAGTCGGCTGGCGCTATGCTCTTGAATAACTTAGCCGCTAAGCTAACATCTCTGCTATTCCCAAGTAACCAACCCTTTTTCAAGAACGTTGTTAATGACGAACTTAGGGCGCAAGCTAAGGCCGCTGGTGTTGGTGAGGATACAATCAACGCACAACTGTCGGTCCTTGAGCAAGAGGCTACTAAAAACCTATTCATTAATGCTTCCTTTGCGAAGCTGACTCGAACCATTAAGCTGCTGATTGCCACAGGCCAAGCGCTCGTGTACCGTGACCCTGATACCCAGAAGTTTCGAGTATGGTCACTGCAATCCTTCTCTGTTAAACGGGATGCCGCTGGGGATTGGTCCTGTATTGTACTGAAACAACGGATGCTCTTTAGTGAGTTACCCCCGGAAGTCCAGAACGATGCGCAGGCTAAGAAACCCGGACGTTACGATAACAAACAGAAGCTAGATGTATTCACAAAGATCCAGCGCGAACCCGGCACCCTGAACCCAAAGGTCGTTGTAACTAACGAGCTTGATGGTACCCGTGTCGGTCCTGTAGCGCAGTACCCTGTACACCTGTGTCCCTGGATTGTACCTGTTTGGAACCTTGCAGATGGTGAGGATTACGCACGAGGTATGGTTGAGGAGTACGCTGGTGATTTCGCTAAGTTGTCTATATTGTCTGAAAACCTTGGCCTGTACGAACTCGGTTCCCTTGAGTGGTTGAACCTTGTCAATGAAGCAGGTGGTTCGACAGTTGATGACCTAGAGAAAACCCAACCAGGGGATTACGTACCAGGTGGTGCTACTGCTGTTACATCGTACGAGCGTGGTGATTATCAGAAGATGAATGCTATCACAGCATCTATCTCCGGGGTCATCCAAAGGTTATCTGCTGCATTCATGTACACAGGTAACGCACGAGACGCTGAGCGGGTAACGGCTGCTGAGATTAGACAGCAGGCATCTGAGGCAGAGAACACCTTGGGTGGCGTGTACTCAATCCTGGCTGAGTCTCTACAGGCACCGTTAGCGTACCTGATGATGAAGGAGGTATCCGAGGAGATTGTCCCAGGTTTAATTACCAAGGCATTCTACCCGCAGATCATTACCGGTATCCCTGCGCTTAATCGAAACATTGAAGTACAGAACCTACTCACAGCGGTGCAGGAAGGTGCTGCAATTATTCAGATCGTTACTCAGATGGATCAGAGGCTGGACCCTAACAAAGTGCTCGACCTTATCTACCGCAGCCATGCTGTAGATGTGACGCTACTTTCTAAAAGCCCAGCAGTACTCAAGCAGGAGGCAGATCAACGGTTACAAGCCGCTAACGCCCAGCAACAAGTACTTGATCCTGCACTACAACCCAACCCCGAGGTTCTTGCATGACAATTGAAACTGGTGCCCAGCCGGGCAATATCGAACCAACAACGGCTCCCACTGTGACCCCTACAGGTACCCCTGCCCCGGTAAAAGAGGCACTACCTGTTAATCCTATGCTGAGTCGCGTTAGTCAACCAGCACCGATTGAACCTGCTCCAACGGCTCCTGCCACAACTGTACCAGATGCGCCACCTATCATCAAGATACCAACAACCACAGCACAAGAAGGCACGGTTAAGGTAGCTGATCTAGCGCAGACCTATGCCAACGATCCGCAAGTGAAGCTAGCTACTGATTATGTGGATAACATAATCAAGGGTACTGATGTAGACCTGGCCCGAGTAATTGGGCAGGTTGCCGAGACACTAGACCCCCGATTTATTGACCGCGCTTATTTAAAAGAAAAGCTTGGTGATAAGGCGGATGGTGTCATCTCCACCCTTGAAAGTATCGTGAGTTTCGTAAGCCACCAGCAGGAACAAGCACTTAAAAGTGTCTATGCCCTGGCGGGTTCTGAGGATGGTTGGTTCAACTGTCTTGAGGCCTACAAGAAAGTTGCAGACCCTGTCGAGGTTGAGACGCTAGCGGGTTTAATGAACTCCGGTGACTCAGCAAAGATTGAGTACGCGGCTAAAAAGATCATCGCGGCGGGCCAAGCGTCCGGTGCTGTACTGACACACCAAGCTGCTCTATTGGGCCAGCCGGGTGGGTTGCGGGGTGTATCTGCTGCGGAGTACCGCGAGGCAGTGCGCGAGTTGGCTAAGAACCCTCGTGCCTCCGAAAAACAATACTCCGAGCTACGTGAAAAGCGTGCCCTCGGTAAAAGACAAAACCTAAACTAAGGAATTAAAATGGCTTCTTTTGATCAAACCCCCTTGACTCGCCCTAATTGGACCGGTGCTGATGCTGACGTGGATATTCACGTTGAGGAGCATTTGGGTATTGTGGACTCTGTGTTCGCGTACTCGTCTAAGCTGGCGAATATCATGAATATCCGCTCTCTGTCAGGTACTAACAACCTCCGTGTCGATCGTCTCGGTAACGTAGCGGTAGCTGGTCGTAAGTCTGGTGAGGCACTGAACGTATCCAAGGTACATAATGACAAGTTCAATCTTGTGGTTGATACCTTGCTGTACACCCGCCACACCTTCGATAAGTTCGATCAGTGGACCTCGTCTTTTGATGAGCGTGCGGAAGTTGCTAAACTTGACGGTACCGCATTGGCGAAGCAATTCGACCAAGCTGCTCTCATCATGGCTGCTAAATGTGCTGACTTCGTGGTTCCCACTGGCTTGGAAGGCTCCTTCCACCCCGGTATCCTGCAACCAGTAACCGTGTCTGGTTTGGCTGCTAACGGCGAAGCTGATGCTGATGCCTTGGTGCGCGCACACCGCTTGTCTATCGAGCAGCTGATCAACCGTGACCTGGGCGACCAGTTGGCCGCTGAGGGTGTAACCTTCGTAACCCCACACATCTTCACCTTGTTGCTTGAACACAAGCGTTTAATGAACGTTGAGTTCCAAGGTGGTATGGGTGATAACAACTTCGCCCGTGGTCGTATTGCGCACTTGAATGGTATTCGTTTGGTGGAAACGCCTCGTATCCCTACTGCCGCTATTACCTCCAACCCTCTCGGCCCTGCGTTCAACGTAACTGCTGCTGAGGCTCGTCGTCAGATGATCACTATCATCCCCTCACTGACCCTGATCGCTGCTCAAGTGCACCCACTTGATGGTAAGTACTGGGAACGTGAGGAAGACTTCGCGTGGGTGCTTGATACGTACCAGTCTTATAACATCGGTCAGCGTCGTCCAGACTCTGCTGCTGTAGTTGATATTACGGAAACCGGTGTATAATTCACGAGTGTTTCCTTAATAATCCGGCCCTCTCTCTTAACTGAGGGAGGGCTTTTTTTTTTGGTTTATTCGGGAAGAATTCATGAATACTTTAAAAGCAGTTAATCTCATTCTGCAACAACTGAACGAGAACCCACTACCCAATTTAGATGTGCAGTACCCCACTCTTGCAATTGTTTTGTCTGCACTAGAAGAGGCCCAGGCTGAGGTGCTCAGTCAAGGTTTCTGGTTTAACACGCGATACGATGTGGAGTTAGTCCCTGATGTTCTCGGAGAGGTTCAAGTACCCACCGACTGCATTATTTTCATCCCGTGTGACCGGGACATTACTTTTGAAGGTACACGGTTTATTGACTCCAAGACGGGTACTGAGGTTACAGAGGCGGTGCGAGGTGTGTTGATAACTAACTTAGCTTACGAATCGCTACCCCTGTCTGTCCGATACACTGTTGCGTACTTGGCCGCGTACAACGCTTACGTTACAGATAACGGCGAGGATTCAACCTCTACTAAATTACAGAACGCTTATATGCGCTGGGGTAGCTCATTGACACGAGAGCACACACGCGCACGTAAGGTTAATGCCCGCCGTAACCCCGCAGTCCAGAAATGGTTCAGGTACTTGAGGACTTAATATGAGCTACTACGAAACAGCGTACCCCTCTTTACTTGGCGGGGTTAGTCAGCAGCATCCCCAAGACCGTCAACCTGGGCAGTTGAACAAACAAGTAAACATGTGGTCTGATTTAGTTAATGGTTTAACTCGCAGACCTCCTTTAGAATTTGTACAGCGAATCATACCGACCGCCCCCGGTTCTACTGGGGGTATTAATTTACTCAATAGGTACGCTTGGCGTCTGGTGATGGTAGGTGCTCGGGAGGTACTACTATGTGTAGACTTAGCTACAAATACCATACGTGCCGTTGATCCCCGTACAGGTGAAGATATCCCGGTAGACACCCCTAGCGGTGTCCCTGCTCTTGTAGCTAGTACCTCAACACCCTCTGCGATCCACACAACGACGTTAGGGGACTCTGCGTACATGGTGAGTACCGAGATTAGCTACGGTGTACTCCCAGACCCAAGTACAGCTAGCTTCCCCAACCCGGCACGTACAGGGTACTTCTACATTACAGCTGGCTCGTACGCACTAACCTATGACATTAGGGTAGTATTAAATCCAGGCCCTGTTGGTCCTTTCGTACAGGCTACCGGTACGTACACTACCCCAGATGGAAGTACAGCGGGTGATCCGGCGTTGACAACACCTGCTAAGATCGCTGAGGAGCTAGTTACTTCTCTAGAGGCCAGTATACTGGCTAACAGTATTACTGGGATAACTGTATCTCGCGAGGGTGCGTACGTAGTTGTGGCGTCTAGTACCGATGACATTAGTGTTACCTCTAATTTATCTGCCTTGTACATGCAGACTAGTGGTACCGGCACCATCCGAGCTAGCTCAGAACTGCCTGCTTTACTCCCCAGCGCAGGTGCTAATCTGGTCATACAGGTGGGCACAGGAAATGCAGCGGTTTATTACCGCTACGATGCGACAGGGGTCCGCTGGGTAGAGGATGCGAAGTACGGTACGTACGACAGGCATACACTCGGCGTGGTAATAACCACCAACCTCCTGTCCGGTGGTATCTCCATTGATACTTGGCAAGCGGATCGCAGAGCAGCAGGGGATCGGGATACTAACCCGGATTTAAAGTTTGTAGACGGTATTACCGGGCTAAGCGTCTTTAAGGGGCGTGTAGTGTTACTTGCTGGTCAGTACATCTGTATGTCTGGGGTTAATGAACCTACGCGTTGGTTCCGTAGTACAGTAGCAGGGCTTAGTGATGCCGACCCCATCGAAGTCGCTGACTCCGTGGAGTTGAGTTCCCCTTACCACACTGCGGTACCTTTTAATGGCGGCCTGTTAGTTAGTTCCGCCGAGTACCAGGCGTTTGTACCTGGTGGCCTGCTGACCCCTAGAACAGCTACGGTATCTGTGGTGTCGAATTATAGTGCTATGCCAGGTGTGTCTATGGTCAGTACAGGCCGCTCAACAATTGTACCATTCGCACGCACTGCTACCCACGTAGGGGTACGTGAGGCTGTGCCACCTGAGAACTTTGAGAATGTGTTAATAGCCACAGACACTACAGCGCACATCCCTACGTATATCGCCGGGACTGCGAATTATATTACCGCATCTAGTACAGCTGATGTTGCAGTGGTCGGTGCATACGCGGGTAACTACATTGCTGTTGATACTGACTCGATGCGCAGACTTTGGGTCCATCAATTCTTGTGGGAGGGGGCAGAGAAGCGTGCTAGTGCATGGCATGAGTGGTTGTTCGCCCATCCATTGCTACACGCGTACTTCCTACAAGATGTGTTATATGTGGTGTTCAGCACCGGACCCGGTACGAATTCAGTGTTCCTGGGACAGATGCAGTTAGGCCGTGGTAATAAACCTGCGTGTTATCTGGATTACTCCCGCAGGTCAGGTACGAACTCTGGTGGATTAATAAGTATAGGCGACAGTACAGGCTTCCCGCACTTATGGGAGAACACCTCTGGAGATATATGGGGGTTCCATGTTGATAACATAATAACACCCGGTACTTTACTAGGTGAGTTACTTGAACCAACCGCAGTCTCTGGTGGTATAGCTGCACAAACAGTTGCTACTAGTGTGTCTACGTATATTATTGGTTATAAATACAACTCAGAGTTCGAGCCTACGTCACCTGTAGTACGGGACCGCTCAGATAATGTATTAGCAGATGCTAATATACCTGTGGTGCGTTTTAAGGCACAGGTTGTGGATTCTGGTGTTATTGTAGCCAGTGTACAGGACAACGTGTACAGCTCTGGTGATTTCGAGGTACCTATCATCGGGTTGTTCGCACCTGTTGCTCTTGGTACCGGTCCGCTCAGTGCGTCAGGGACTATTACAGTACCTGCCAGGACAGCCGCGAGAGACACAATAGTGAACTTCGCAACGGACGACTTCTATGGCCTGACAGTTAAGACTCTAGAGTACGGTTTTAAACTTTCAATGAAACATAGGAGGGCTTAGGTATGGTGTGGCCATTACTAATAGCGGCGGGGAGTCAGCTGATGAACTCGGCGTCCCAGAGTAACGCGGAACGGCGCGCGGGTAAACAGCAGAATCAACTAAATAAAGAGGCTAATCTACGCAATGCTCTGGACGTAGCACAGGAGATTTCATCTGTACAGGTTCAACAAGGCGTGTTACGACGCACGGCCTCTGCGCAACGTTCTGCTGCACAAAGAATAGCTACCCTAGGCCAAGGTAGCGCAGAGGCTCAAGCTGGCGCTATAGGCGTTAGAGGAGCCTCTGTGGACGCTGTGCTCGGGGATATTGACCGGGAATTAGGCTGGGCCAAGGCAGAGTTAGAGCAGGATCAGGAATTAGAGCAATTCAACTTGAGTACACGGCTACGTACAGCCGTATCAGGGGCTATTGCAAACCTGTACGGTTATCAGTCAGTAGCAAGTACCGGTGATATTATGCGAGGTGCTATCGTCAACGCAGGTTTGAACGCGGCAGGGCAGTACGCCAGCAACTATTTCCAATTCGGTGGGGGTACATCAAGTAACTTCGCCCAGTCATCAACAATGGGGTCCAGTACCGCAGGTTATACAGGGGCTGATTTCAGCACTTGGTCGGCTAATCAATAGGAGGGGCTATGGCCCGCAGAGAATCAAGAGAATTAGGTTTAGCGGGTGGTAATCGCTCCGGTAGTGTCACCCCCTTCCAAGGTGGTGGGAACCGCCCCGAACAAGCCCAGGCAGAGTTTACCCCCGGCTTGGATTTAGTCCAGGGTTTACTATCTATCGGTGGGCAGTACGCAGGTAAACGGTTTGATCAAGAGGCTCAAGATAAGTACCTAGAGGGTACGGTAGCTGCACAACTGGGACAGTCATTGGATGAAGTTGAGACTAACCCCATCACCGCAGCATTTGCGCGCGGGGGTTACAACGATGAACGGTACCGTGGTATCCAAGCTGAGGGTATGCAAGACTACCAGAAGTGGTTGGCAGCAGAAGGGCGCGCACTTGCCCCTGACGATCCTCGGGTAATTGAAGCAATACGCACTAACTCCAACCGTACCACGGCGGCTATGTCTCCTGGTATGACTGCCCGTGCTAAAACCCAGGCGCTATTACAGCAGAACAAAACTAATGAGGCTATGATTACGACCCATAATAAAGCCCACAAGGATTTTATTATTGAGCAAGTTAGTGCCCAAATACTACCGGAAGGTAACGGTATCATCAAGGACTTGGTGAAAGCTCGGGCTACTAACGACCCTATGACTTACCGTGCTAACACGGACCGCGCCGCATTGTTCTACAACGACTTACTCAACAATGAGAAGCTGTCCCCGGAAATGCGGCAGGATATTGCCTTACAGTTTGTGTCTGGGATGTTAGCAGAGGACCAACGTGAGCCGGTGCAGCTCCTGATGGAAGAGGGGTTCTTAGACACGCTACCCTTTGAGGAGCGTGAGAAGATCGCCGAGAAACTAGAGGCATCTGCTAATAGGACTGTAGCACAGGACATATCGCATAAGATCGGTCGTAATGCATTGTTTGAACAAGACGTCTTAGCAGGGCGCAGACCTCTATCAGAGCTACCCGAATACATTGACGAAGGCATCCGGGATCGTTGGATGAGTGTTAGCCACGCTATGAGCCTATACGACAAAGCGTCGAAAGGATTAGGCAACACCAAACTCACCGCTGATTTACTATCCGCGTTAAACCGGAGACAGGTGGACGGCGCCAACGGTATACATGCCCTGGGTTCTAACGTACCGGAGACTATGAAACTGCTAGATGATTCCTTACGTAGTACTGGTGCGAACTCACTACAGCGCTTGGGTACTATGGTGCCTTTAGCGTTAGATTTAGGACACTTCCCTAAAGCATACGGTGAGGAGATAGGTCAGGCGGTTCGTCAGATCGGCGCCACTGCCCCCGGTGAACCACTGTCAACGGAGGCTCTCGGCACCTTGACGCTAGTAACATCTTTGGTTGGCGCCTCTGGCCGCGATGCTCCGTACCGTTCAGCGGTATTACTCGGTGCTATGCCGGAGGACGCGCAGGGGGCTATGGCTCATGTGTTAGCTCAAAGCGAATTCGGCGTACCCGCTGCTGAGGCTATCCGCGATTTCTGGGCTAAGGATAAAGCACTTAAAGAGCAGAACCCCGCACAGAAACAACTAACGGCTTTGGAGAAACGGGAAGCGTATTCTACAGCGATTAACGCTAGCCACCCAACAGGTTTCTGGGGTTCTTTGTTTGGCGGTGCTCAACGTGTATCTAGCGACCCCGGTACCGAGGAAGTGCTGCAAAGTCAGGTATGGGCAGAAGCGCGACGGATTGAACGTGATCCACGTATGGCGGCTGTGAGTGAGGAAGAGTTAATCGCTATCGCAGCAGGTAACGTTGCCCAGCGGACTATCCCAATTACAGCAGGGGGTACCACTACGCCCGCGATCCCTCTGGTCGTGGATAAACACACCGACTTACAGGGGATGTTCGGTACTTCTGATAGAACGGTTATTGGACAAGCACTTACGGAAGCCTACCCTGTAGCACCAAACGCTGAGACTTCATTTTTCACTTGGGACACTGTGAATAAGCGGGTAATCAATAAGCAGTTGGATGAGCAAGGGCGCGAGATAGCACGTACACCGGTGAACTCTGACGATCTACGCGATGTGATTACAGCCCGTCAGCAAGAGGCTCTGGATAAGAACGTAGCGTTGACATTCGGTACGCCGCGTGAGGTTGGTGGTAGATTGCTCACTATTGATGGTCGCAATGCCGCGAACTTACCGCCGAGTACTGCGTTACAGGCCCGAGAGTTAATCCTCAAAGCTGCGCCTGATAAAGTAGTGCCTTTGTCCGCAGAGGGTGAGGGCCGGGTGTTAAGCGCCCAGTTCCGTAATGCCAGCGATCTTGCTTTAGCTAGAGCTAATCTGCAAGTTGGTAGGGCTTACGTTAATCAGAATGCTAAGGCCGCTATTGCAGCTAGCGTGTTCGTGGACGGCGTTGATGCGACCGAGAAGAGAATTAAGGCTGCTACAATTGCCCTTGATCGCGGCGATACAGAGGCGTTTAATAAGATCATGGACCAGATACCCAATGAAGAGATTCGCAAAGCGTTAAAGGCAACACTACCAACCGGTAGAACTGAGACACAAGCCCCAGTGATTAGGACTGGTGGATTCCCTGTAATGTAGGAGCTATCATGGCTAGTAAGAAACCCAGTACCACTGCTTTCGCCTCGACCGAGGAGATACTTACGCAGTTCAATGATGAAACGCGTATGGCTTTGACCGAGACACCCGAGAGCTTTACTGGGGGTGTCTTAGTAGAACAGAATATAGCCCAAGCTGAGGCAGAGGAAGCCCAGGCAGTTGCCCCCGAAAAGGATTTCTCTTTTAGCGAGGCGGTGACAGCGATTCGGAAGTCAACCGCCACAGATAAGCTGACGGTTAATGCTTTAAAGGCGTATGATGATCCTGAGTTCGTCGACTTCGATCCTGAGTTAGATCGTATAGGTAACGCTAAGATGTTATTAAGGGAGCTAGGTTTGCCAGATAATGAGGAAAACTTAGCGATTGTAGGTCAGGGCGGTACTGCGGAGGATCAGGCGATCTTGGCACAACGGTTGACAGATCACCAATTCAACCAGGAGGTCTTAGCACAGCACGGAGGCTGGGCGATCACCGCTAACATCGTGGACCCTGTTTACCTGATTGCCGACTTAGCCAGCTTCGGTGGTACCCGTGCTTTTCGTATGGGTAGAATTGGCTCAGGTGTTGTTGGGGCCGGGACCGTTACAGGTGTGAATGTACTTGCCGAGCAAGCCGGTCAAGAGGTAACTAACTTTGATTACGTCCTAGGTGCTGCGCTAACCGGTGGTATCATGAGTCTAATGGGCGGTGATGCTGCTAACCGTATTGCTAACGGCACTGGGAATTGGTATGGGCGAGTCCGTACTCCTGCCCAAGCTGGGCAAAGTGATACTGGGGCAGTAACCCGCTTCTTCTCTGCTGCTGACACAGCATTCCCGACTCCTGAGGCTAAGGCCATGGGGCGGGACTTGATAGATGACCCCCTTATCCGAGAGGAGTTCACTAACAACTCGAACGCTGCATCCATCATGCGCCGGTCTAATAACGAGACTGAGGGTCTGCTAGCTGAATACGATACCTTTGTAGAGGAACACTTACGCCAAACAGGATTCAGGAACTGGGTGTACCGTAAGATTGATTTAAACGGTCAGTACACGGCAGCCAAAGCTGAGTTCAACTCCCAGGTGGCTGGGGAACTACTTCGCCGGAATGATGAATTCTTGAGTAACGGGTACTTCACCCCTAGTGGTAACCAAGCATTAGACGATGCAGCAGATACGTACCAACGAATCATGGACCGCTCAGGTGAGATTGCTAGGGACGGAGGCTTACCAGGGTTTGAGAACTTCACACCACAGCCAGGGTATTTCCACCGGGTTTGGAATGGTGCTAAGATTCGTCAAATAGGTACTAAGCCTGCCCGTGAGTTACTGTACCAATCCATACGCAACGGTATCCGAGGCATCGACACCGCTGATGCTAGGGCTATCGCACGGGCTATCACAGATCGCGCCATCGCTAAAGAGTCCGGCCTATCCATTGACCTTAACGGTGTCTTGGGTAATCTCGATACTAAGGCGCTTAAGGAACTGCTAGAGCAGGGGGGTATGTCAGGTGCCGATTTAGATGCTGCTGTGCTGCGCCTTGAGTCTAAGCTCAGTGAGCGGGGTGGTGTGAAGTATGCTAGGTCAAGGTTACCCTTGGATATGTCCGTCAGTATGCGTGTAAATGGGCAGGTGGTTCGGATGCAGGACTTGATTGATACCGATCTTGACCGTATTGCCAGGAACTACACTGCCACTATGAACGGGCGCTCAGCGCTTGCTAAGGCTGGTGTAGGTCGGGATGATTACGAGATAGGTCAATGGAAGCAGAAGTACTTGGCTACTGTTGAGAACCTACCCCGTGAGCAAATCCAGGCAGCTAGTACGCAGCTGGATACCTTGCTGTCAGACTTCACAGGGAATATCCCAGATGTTAATCGCTTGGGTCCGAATATGCAACGCCTCACTTCCTTAACCAACGCTACCATGCTATCCGCCCAAGGTGTATGGCAGGCCGCCGAGTACGCTACTATTGCGCACCGGTTCGGATTGTTCCAAACCACCAAGGAAATGTTTAAGCGTATGCCGGGGGTGCGCCCTTTGCTTCGTGCTATGAACCAGGACGCTGACTTAGCAGACGAGGTACGTGCAGTGTTGAACCTGGACTTAGCCAGGGATGTGCGGTACAAGCCTTGGATGCAGCAACATGATGCCTTCTTGGACGCGAGTGATACATGGGCTGACCGGTTACTACATGCCGGTAAACAAGCCATGCCCTTTCTAACAGGGATGAAGTACATCCACCAGCACCAGACGCGTATGGCCATGAACCTCGCGCTACAGAAAGTGGGTAAGGCTATGCAGGGTAAAGAGGATGCTCTGGCTATGCTGAGGGAGTACGGACCGGGTGTAGATTGGGAACCACTGCTGGCAAGGAACTCAGCGAATGTCACTCGTATAGGAAACACGGTAGAATCTATGAATTGGGCGACATGGGCACAAGCTGATGTTGATCAAATAATGAACGCTACCCTACGTATGGTTGACGATTCGGTACTACACGGCAGAGTTGGCCAGGGTACGTCCTTCGGTAGAACCCAGCTAGGGCAAGTCTTAGGCCAGTTCCGCAGCTTTGTGGGCTTCGCTCATAATAAGCTCCTGCGGGGCACCCTGAATCGCAATGGCCCCTTGGCTATGGCCTCCTTGCTTGCGTTCCAATACCCCTTAACAGTACTTATGGTTACAGCTAACGAGGCCCGGAAGGGTACGCTGGAGCTGGAGACGGATGAGGATATTAAGAAGCTCATGGGTAAAGCGGTAGGGTATACTGCCGGTATGGGGTTCTTTGCTGATGCTGCGAACAGTATTGGTTTGACGGGTGGCCGGTCAGGGTTAAGTGTTCCAGTTATGGGTTTAACACAGGCACCCGGTCGGATGATTTCTGGCACACGTAAACAGTTTGATGATGATCCGTACAACGACCGCGAAGGTGTTGCGGATATTGCTAAAGGCGCTACAATGGTGACTCCTATTGTTAATGGGATACCGGGTACTGCTTTATTTCTTGAAGCTCTCAAAGGAGACTAACATGGCGCAAGTGCCAGAAACAATTGTTCAATACACTGGTGATGGCACTACGACTCAATTCGCCTTCTCCTTCCCGTACCAAGACGACGCTGATGTATTTGCCAGCGTTGACTTGGTACCTGTTTCAATAAGCTTAAGCACACCCGGCTTTGCTACAATTACCCCAGCCCCTGCGCTGGGGACGGTTGTGCTAGTCTACCGATCTACCCCCGCCACTACCACAGATTATATATTTGCTAATGGAGTACCCTTTTTAACGCGATTCGCTGATACTAACTGGCGGCAGTTGCTGTACGCAATTCAAGAAGTCGCGGGTGAGTTACAGTGGCAGGTTGACAGAATTAACGGTATTAATAATGAGCAACAAGTAGCTATCGAGGGTTTGGATTCTAGACTCGATACAGCCGAGACGGACATAACGGCACTTGATAGTGCCGTTGCCGCGTTGGACGATCGGTTATCCAATGACGCAACTGATTCCGGTTTACAAGTGTCAGTGGGACAACGGCTACTAGGCCGTGAAACCGGCGGCGGGGCTGTTGAGCAGATTGCTTTTGGTTCTGAGTTGGAGATATATAGTGGGGCACTTCGCTTTTCTCCCTCCGAGGCATGGGCACAACTAGCTGGTATTGGGAGCGGGTCAGGTAACCCTGCTCATATAAATGAGGCTATGACTTATGGCATTGCCTACGATACCCCAGCGATAAAAGCACAGCTGGGTATTGATGACTTAGAGAACAGCCGGGTAGTTAGTATTCAACCAGGAACTAACATAGTTGTAGATAGCACTGATCCTCTTAATCCTGTAGTATCTGCTACCTCACTGATTGTACCCGGAGAGTTCAACACTGTATCAGAATTGAGCGCGCTGTCCCCAGACTTAAACCAGTCTGCTACTACACGTGGTTGCTTAACGGTAGGCGACGGCGGTCACGGTAGATTCATCGCATCGGCTACAGCAGTAGGCCCAGTAAACGGCTATAGCTGCATAGAGGCGGCTAATGGGCTGTATTGGAATTTGCAGCCGGTGAATGGTGGATTAAATACGCGCCAATTTGGCGGAGATTTTGCTCTAGGTGTGCTTGCAACAAAAGGTACGGTGTTTTCTCTTAAGGTTATCGGCACGGTAACAGTTGACGGCGACGAAATTGTATTGGACGCCCCAATTACCATAACCGGCAATGGCGTGAGGGATAGTAAGATCGTTTTTACAGGGTCACCCACAAAGACAATACGCACGTACCGCACGTGGAAAGCTGCTTATGACACAGGCGATTACTCCAGCAGTGATGACGACGCTATTGCATGTGGTTTTTTGATCACCCCTTCTGCGTCTCAAACATCAATTGAGGATGTTGAAATAGAGGCGTACTGGAACCCTTCAACGGATTACCCGCTACCGTTTAACAGCACCACTGACTACCCTACATCTGAGTACGATTATGGAGTGTTAATACAGGCTGCTAATGTCTCACTTAGCCGAGTACTTGTCACTGGTCCTTGGGGTGTAGCTGATATTAGTGGTGGAGTTGCTGTTGACATTACGCAACCAAATGGCGCTCCAGAAAGCATAAGAATTGAAGACTCTGAAATTCATGGTAGATACGGCTTGATGTTACTTGGACCGCACGGTGCAGGCTCCGGCCCTAATTACAGCGAAATGGTGTTCAGTGATTCTCGTGGTGCTGGCGGGCTATCAGATTTTTGTTGCTCAAATACGCACATTTTTGATACTCAATTACGCCTAGTGATTGACGGCATAGGAAAGAGGGTTAAGCGCTACGATTTTGGAAGCGGTGGCGGGGCACTTTGGATTGATGGGCAGATAAGCCGAAATTCCGCAAAGCGCCAGCAACATGTGCGCTTTAAGGCTTGCCGATTCGTTAGCGTTGACGATTACACGTACTACCTGAACTTTGTTAACCGTGTAGATTTTATCTCATGTCATACGGAATTTCGAGGCGGCAGCTTTTTGACTGACGGGGTAACTGCTAACACGGACGCTTTCATGTTTGGTCGCACGATTACCAGTAATGCGCGGGGCGTTTGGATAGCTGGGGGGGATTACTCGGGAGAGCCGGATAATGTTACTCGCTCTAGCGGGGGAGTTAGGGTAGTTGTTGAGGACGGTGTAGATAACGCTATTGGTGGAACCTATTTTGGAGTTGGGCGCATATACGGGGGCGGACAACTTATAGATAGGGGCGTGTGGACCCCAGTATTGCGCGGAACTGTTAGCGATGGCACGCCTGTATTTAGTGCGCAGGTTGGCACTTACACGAGAAACAAAAATACTGTTCACATAACCGGTAGACTGGTTTGCACAGACAAGACAGGGCTTAGCGGCACAGTCACAATTGATGGGTTACCGTTCACATCCTCCGAGCTTATTAGCGCAACAGCGCAGGACGAAGCTCTCCACTTCGGAGTGGTATCTAACGTCAATTTCGTAAACATGTTAAGCGGTGTTATTGATGAGGGCACCAAGACTATTTTATTAACACGCGCAACGAGCGGAGCTGTTACATCAAACATAACCGACTCGCACCTTACGGTCCCTTTTATTATCCAGTTCTCAGCAACATACCAAACGGATGAGGGATAGATTTAATCGTGATAAACTGACACCAATTTCAACTACTAATGGTGAGTTATGAGCAATTTAAAAGAGCTACACACTAAGCTCACCTTAGCGATGTTGGCTGAGGTTGCCGCGTGCGCGGAGGCACAGGTACCTATCCCAGCGGCTGACAAGGCCGCTATGGTGAAGTTCCTAAAAGATAACAATGTTGTTGAACAGCCCGGTGTGTCTGACAAGCTACGTGAGTTACAAGAGCGTATGCAGCAGAAGGCAATCGACAATCGGGCTAAGGTTAAATCTGCCCTCAGTGAAACTGATGTGGCGGCTCTATACATCGTAAACTAGGGATAATGTGATGAACCCAGAAGAACGTATACAGCGGGCTATGCTCGTTAGGGATATGTACCCAGAGTTCGTGAACTTCTGCCGGGATGCTATGGAGTTTCTGGGTTTCAACATGACTTGGATGCAGGAAGATATTGCGGAGTTCATGCAGTACGGTCCTGATAAATCTATGGTTTCAGCGCAGCGTGGCGAAGCTAAGAGCACCATTGCCTGTATCTTCGGTATATGGTGCTTGATTCAAGACCCCCGGTGTCGGGTATTCCTGATCTCCGGCGCTGAGGATAAAGCTGGTGAGAACGGGGCGTTGATGTTCCGTTTGATCACCCGTTGGCCTATGCTTGATTACTTATCACCGGACAAAGCTGCTGGTGATAAGACTTCTTTATTAGAATTCGATGTACACTGGTCGTTAAAAGGTATCGACAAATCCGCCTCTGTGAAGTGCGCTGGCATTACAGGTGCTATCCAGGGGTATCGGGCTGACGTATTAATCCCGGACGATATTGAAACGACTAAGAACGGTTTAACGCACACACAACGTGCGCACCTTGAGTTGTTGAGTAAAGAGTTCTCTGCTATTTGTACTAAGGGTCGTATCTTGTACTTAGGTACCCCGCAGACGAAAGACTCAATATACAACAACTTACCAGCGCGCGGTTATGAAGTTCGTATTTGGCCCGGGCGTTTCCCTACCAGTGCAGAGATAACCCGCTACGGTCCGTACCTTGCCCCTAGCATCCTTGAGCGCATTACCTTGTTAGGCGCTAAGTGCCAGACTGGTTGTGGCTTGGATGGTTCTAGGGGCTGGTCTGCGGACCCTCAGCGATACACAGAGGCTGAGCTTGTTGAGAAGGAGCTAGATAACGGCCCAGAGTACTACCAGCTACAGTACATGCTGGATACGTCCCTGGCTGACGCCATGCGTCAACAGTTGAAGCTGAGGGATTTAATCGTCGGAGAGTTCGACTTCCGCAATGCACCCGAAGTTGTTGGTTGGGCGGCAGAGCCAAAGTTCAGAATGCACCTCGGCGCAGAGTTCCCGGTACAGAAAGCCGAGCTTTACAGACCGGCGTTTATATCGGATGGGTTCGCACCCGTTAAACAAATGACGATGTACATCGACCCCGCAGGTGATGGGGGCGACGAGTTCGCATTTAGTATTGGCGGTGTTGTAGGACCGTTTATTCACGCCGTGGCTATAGGTGGTCTTCGTGGAGGTTTCGCGGATGATAACCTGGAGAAGCTGGTAGAGTACGTTAAGTTGTTCGATGTTAAGCATGTGTTGGTTGAGAAGAACATGGGTGCAGGTACCGTGACCAAGTTGGTTCTGAACTACTTCAACGGCCTAGACGAGAACGGCAACAAGCGCATCACAGGTGTGAGCGTAGACGAAAGGAATGTAACTGGGCAGAAGGAACGTAGAATCATTGACACACTGCGACCAGTCATCCAACGTCACCGGTTGATTATTCATCAATCCGCCTTTGACTTAGATTTAGAATTACTCAAACAGTACCCATTAGATAAGCGCTCAGTGCGCTCGGTGTTCTTGCAGATGCACTCTATCACAACCGATAGAGGCTGCTTAGAGAAGGATGACCGGTTGGATTCCCTCGAAGGTTTAGTACGTGAGCTTATGAACTCGTTAGTTATTGATGAGGACGCTGCTGCACGCGCTAGGACAGCCGCTGAGGCGAAACAATTTATTGATGACCCTATGGGGTACGGAACTAAGAACTCGCGCCGTAGGCGTGTACCAAAGGCTTTACGGCGTAGAGGTTTATAATGAATCATGACGAATTGATCCCTGTCAGTGTTAAGCTGCTCCCACCCCTGGGTTACACAGGTATGCATATCGCAGGTATACCACTAGCAGATATAGTGACTTTACTTACGCTGCTATACGTAGTTTTACAACTGTTCCTTTTAATCCCTAAACTCACCGACTGGTACCGGTCCTGGAGGCAGAAGTGTCGATCAAAGCAAGACTCGCCCAAGCAGGAGTAACCGGGGTACTAGCCCTGGCCGGTACCTTGACGTATTTCCACGAGGGGGATGTACGCTCTGTGTACTTCGATCCAACAGGCACCTTGACAGTCTGCTCCGGGCATACCCGGTCAAAGCTAGAACTTGGTCAGGTGTTCTCGGAAGCGGATTGTACAGATAAGTTCATCCAGGATTTGAAGGTAGCCCAGGCTGATGTTAAGGCTTGTATCAAGACACCTCTCCCAGAACGCACTGAGGCCGCCTTGGTGAGCTTTACGTTCTGGGCTGGGCGTACGCACCTGTGCTCCTCAACTCTCGCTCAGAAAGCAAACCAGGGCGATCTAGTAGGTGCCTGCCAGGAACTCCCTCGCTGGGTGTACTCTAAAGGTCAAGTCTTACCGGGTTTAGTTACCCGGCGTAAGGCTGAACTCAAACTATGCCTGGAGGGTGTTGTGCCATGAAGGTCTATGCAATTATCGCTGGGTTGATCCTCAGCTTAGCAGCAGGACTGTACTGGAGCCTCTCAGCGCTTACAGAATCAAAAGTAAAGCTCAGGGCTACCCAAGTACAGGTACTATCCTTAGAAGCGCTTCTACGGGCATCTGAGGAGCGTACAGCGCGTATTCAAGTTCAAGTCCAGAGAACCACCCTGGAATCTAATCGTAACCGTCAGGAGGTACAACGTGCGCTCAGAGTTAACCAGGACTGGAGTTCTACTACTGTCCCTGCTGATGTTGTTGCAGGGCTGTGCCAGAGTACAAAGTGTACAAGTCCAGAAACCACACCAGTGCGTTAAACCATTGGTATCCCTAAGAACCAACGCTGAGCTAACCCAGGCTCTCCTGGAGTACTCATCCGCGCTGGATTTATGTAATGCTCTAAATGGCTTCGGCCCAACCATTAAGGAATAACTATGTCTATTGAAACTGCAACTAAAGTAGAAATCGAAGCAGCTCGCGAAGCTGTAGCCCGTTTGGAAGTGAACTTGCAACAGTACGCCCAAGGTTCTATCGTAGCAGGTGCTGTCCCCGCCGCTTTCGTGACTGAAACCGATGCCTTGGTTGTTGCCGCAGACGCAGCCTTGGCTGTGATCATCGCAGGCTAATTAAGACTGTACTTAGCTACCTTAAGTTGATTCCAATTTTTGGTAGCTTCGTTCGTGAGGGTATCCCACCCTAATCAGCTCCCTCTTCCCCCGTAGCCCTCCCTTGTTGTACAGTGTAATGGTATAACGTTGTAAAGGATAGACCGCGTAGGATGCGCTGTGTTGAACGTTATGGTGTGGGTATATCAATGTACACCTAATGTAGTAGAATCCCTTATAGCACATTACAGGAGCTTACAGAGGGTATTACAATGTAGATGATTGATGACGATAGATGATAGAGCCGCTTGGCTTATTGTTGTATTGTATTAGTGGATGTTAATATAAGAATGTATCTTAGTTGAGAATCTAGTGCATACCTCGTATCAATCTTATAGCTCTATATAGTTATCATGTCGTGGCTATCGCCACTCCTTATGATGAGTGCATGTCTACCTATCGCATGTTGTTGTGTTTGTTGTAGCGGGTGTGGGCTTACCTATTTTGCTTTTATCTCTATGTGTATCTATCTGTTATTGTACTTACCTATTTTCACTATATAACTATATCTATCTAATTCTATATCGGATTGTTATATACCTTATTACTCTATTATGTGTGCTCTTGTGTATCTGTATGTACTCTTACCTGTATGTATCTTTGTTACTCTATGCTTCGCATGTTGTATCGCTTGCTCTCGTATCGTCGTTCCTAGATACTGCGCTGCGCTCTTGTGCTCCTAGTATGCGTCGCAATCTTCTTCGCTATTCGCTCTAAGCTTTCCTATTCGGGTGACATTAGAAACGTTTCCTTATATATCAATGACTTAGCGAATTGAATAATCTATAGTTCTAATGTATGTTATTGATTTATATAGAGTTATTAATTAGTACTTATTGTAAGCTATTGATTTATATAGGTATTAATTACAGTGGTTATTGGTTGTTAATGTAGCCTTGTACTACCACCAGTAAATATTTAAATTAAATGTTGACAAGGTGTACCAGTTGAATTAATCTACACATATCGAAACAAACAACAGCAACCAACAAGAGCAACCACCATGAAAAAGTTTATCTTCTTTGCAATAGTAATCGGATGTATAGCTGGGGTACTTGAAGGCTTAGGCTCAGGTGCTATCATTGACCGCAATACTAAGCTGACTCAACAGTTAGACAGTATCTAAGTAATTTTAACATTAACGCTTGCATCTGCTCAGGCGTTAATGTTAAGGTGACTTCTCACAGCAAACGGGCTGGCTAAGGATAGCGAACTGTTACCACTAGGTGGTTATACCTAGGTTGAGTGTCAAGGCTTCACGGTCTAGCACAAGGCTTGGGATAGGGGATGGTTACAACGCCCACGGGTTAACCGAAACAGGGCCAAAGACGGGTGCAGGTTAGAAGGGTAATATCCCTACTGCAATAGGCGACAGCTCCTAGAGTGATAATCCAGCTAGACTGGTAGGCTGTACAGCATGATTGGCTCAAGCGCCAATCCCTGTGAGACCTTTAAGCACTGGCATGATGCCTAGGTGTGAACTGGTAAGGGAACTAAACTCCCGACAAGCTCCAACTTACTAGCGACCGACAATCGCCATGATGTAAGCGGCTTGCTAAGTGTATTCAGCGAGTACACTTAGCAAGCCGAATCAACGGAGACAAACCATGCTAACCAAAGCACAGAACAAAGCTAAGGTGAACCAGCTTAAGAAGCGCATGAAGCAAAGCGGATACGCTTCCCAATGGTTCAATAAGAAACAAGCACTAGCTGACCTGAATAGCCCCGAGGCTAGGCAAGAAGCGAAGCGCATGAACGTAGTGCACTTGAAGAAGTTGAACACCAATCCCAAAGAGTTATTCAATCCAACCGTAACAGCAAACTAAGGGGCTACACTATGAACACTAAAGCACTGATGACTGAGCAAGCCGCTATTGAAAAAGCAATCGCTAGCATCCAATCACGCGGCAAGAATCTTGACCATGACATTCAACACTGCGGGCTGTCGGTACTCGCACACCTTGAACAACACGGCGATCCAA